ATTTGGATCCAACCGGGACCGGATTGTGTATTCCTTTGGCGCCACACAGGGAAGTCTGGCCGGGGTCTGGTCTAGCTCGATATTGATGGGGCTTTTCGTACAATAATATAATACCTACTCTTTTGTTCTGTGACCTGCATGGCCCCAAAAGTGGGGCCTTTTTGTTTCAACTTAGGGGGTAACTTGAGGGGTAACTTGAGGGGTAAAATTTAATTGTAGCGAATTCGGTACCAATGAAAATATGATTATCTTTGGGGGTATATCTTTGGAGATTATATATCGTCAAAAGGCATTGAGTTGGTAGCTCGGTGCCTTTGTTTTTATAAGCAAAACATATTAATTAAAAAAATATGTGAAAAATAATTCACCAAAGTAGCAATATATTGAACTATTGGCTTTATCTTTACGTTATCATTGTAATTAAATCGTCCGGAGCAGGACGTTAAACTCTGCGAAAAAATGATGAGACGTGTTTATAGACTTAAAGACAGAACCCACTTACAGGCTTCAGAAGAAATTGGCGGAGATTCTTACTTTAGAATCAAGCCAGATGGAAAATTAATGTTCGTAGATATCAACCTGGTGCCTGAACAGCACAAGGGCATGTTTTCCAAGGTTAAGGGATCAGATCTCTTTGAAAGAGTTCCGGCCATGATTAAGACTGGATCTACTCCAGCAGGTGTAGCAATCACTAAGTGGCGTGATGAGTAAAATTAAGTGTTACTCCGTGAGGCTGCAAAGCCTCCGGAGTATATCCGATAAAGCATATGTAGCTAAAAGCTTCGATGGCTCGGAGGCGATAATTCCTAAGAGTCAGGTATTCGGAGTTGATTACGATGTTAATAAATCAGATGCATTCTGGGTGTCAGCCTGGATATTGGAAAAGAAGGAACTCCAATATAGCACCAAGAAACAAGGCTGGTACAACCCAGATACTAGGAGGGTAGAGCCAGCAACCCATACCATAATTGAGCGCCACATTCCTGACGAGGTTAAGCCAATAAGCCAATATGCAGATGTTACCCTTACTCGCCCCACAGAGTGAAGCCATTGAGCGGCTGCGGAAGCTGAAGGTAGGGGCGTTGTTCATGCGGCCCGGGGTAGGTAAAACCCGTCCAGCGGTCGAATTGGTTAACAGTGTGCCAGGTATAGAGAAGGTGATCCACTTAGCCCCTTACCAGTCCGTTTACCCTCCTATTGCAGGGGCGGGCATTCAGGATGAGGTAGCGAGGTGGGGAGGGTACAAAGCCCCGGTGAAGTTTGTAGGGATTGAAAGTCTTAGCAGCAGCGACCGCTTGTACCTCGAATTGTTGAAGCTGGTACAGTCAAGTAACTCATTTCTGGTGGTGGACGAGAGTTTGAAGATTAAGAACTGGGATGCCATACGGACAAAAAGGATCATGGAGCTGGGCAAGCACTGTGAATACAAGTTGATCCTGAACGGCACGCCCATAAGCCGGAACCTTATGGACCTTTGGGCACAGATGGAGTTCCTTTCTCCCCTCATCCTGCACATGAATCAGGCTGAGTACAAGCGCACATTCTGCGAGACCGTTAAGATCACCAAGTACCAAGGACGGCGCATCGTTAGCCAGCGGGAGTTCATCACAAAGTACCACAACATCGACTATCTGTATTCTATCATCAGCCCGTACATCTATGAGGCGGATCTGCACTTGGATGTACAGGAGCAGGATATCGACCTCGAGTATAAGCTGGACGATGCCATGAAGCTGGAGTACGAGCGGTTGAAGGAATTGTACCTGGATAATGAGATGCTGCAACGGATGAACAATAACATTTTCTTGGAGATGACGCAGAAGATGCAGCACGGGTACTGCTGTGCGGAGGATAAGTTTATAATAGTTAATAAATTGCTGAACTCTATAGATCCAGCTCGCACAATCATTTTTTGCAAGTTTGTGGCCAGTCAGGATGCGGTGAAAGCCGCTTTCCCAAAATGCCAGGTGTTAAGCCTCCAGGCGAATAGCTACAGCCTGAACTTACAACAATTCAATAACACAATTTATTGGGATCATACTTGGGATTGGGCGGCAGTGGACCAGAGTAGGCATCGTACTAAGAGAGTAGGTCAAGGTCAGACGCTCCGATATTATAGGCTAAATGGGCCAAAGCTTGACCTACTAATGGCCGCTAACAATGAAAAGAAAAGGGGAATGCTACAGTATTTTAAATTTAAAGCATTAGAACAAATTAGAGAAGAATTATGAATAAGAAATACATTTTAAGTGCATTAAATGATGTCTATCAAGAGCTAGGTATTATTCCACGTGACGTTCAGTTGGAAGACACTGACAGGTGTCTTGATATTGATATTCTTACAAAAGATGAGGCAATAATGAATGGTGTCGATGAACCAAAAAGCTTTTATCTTGCAGATGATGATAATCGTGAGATCCTATATTATCTCATTTATTGCGATCACCCAGACTACTGCTTTATCTTCAACACCTATACCGTTGAAGACGTAAAATTGTGGATTAAAAAATGGTTTAAAGAAATTGGTATTCAATGAAAAAAGAATTTAAAAGCCCGGTGTATAATGTAATTGCAGTGCCAATCGAAAAGATTGAGGCAAATGACTACAATCCTAACCATGTTGCCAAGCGAGAAATGGATTTGCTTTACCAATCTATTAAGTGCGACGGATATACCATGCCCGTGGTATGCTTCTATGACAAGGAACGCGACAAATATGTGATCGTTGACGGCTTTCACCGGTACACCATCATGCTTCGCTACAAGGACATTTTCGAGCGCGAGAACGGCATGCTCCCAGTGTCTGTGATCGACAAGGACATCAATGACCGCATGGCCTCCACTGTCCGCCATAACCGTGCCAGGGGCAAGCATGAGGTGGAGCTGCAAGCATCATTGGTTGGTATGCTTAAAGCAGGATGGGATGAGTTAAAGATCATGAAAGAGCTTGGTATGACATTGGAGGAAGTTCAACGTCTTATTGGTTTGAAAGGAATAGCTTCAGAGATTAAAGGAGTTCCATACTCTATCGAGCGGCAGATCGTAGAAGCTGGGGAAGATATAAATCCTGACGGATGGGAAGAACAGCAATAAGAGGAGTTGAAAACGTACTGGAAGCAGCGCAGAAACGTGTTGGACTCCTATTCGATAATTACGATAATATACAGCTTTCATTCTCAGCTGGGAAAGATAGTACTGTACTTTTCCATCTTCTTAACGAGGAAGCAAAAAAGCGTGATCGGAAATTTATTTTGTATTTCCAGGATCAGGAAGCGGAGTACCAGGCTACTATTGACCTAGTAGAATGGGCCATGCAGCAACCTAATGTGATCCCGCTATGGTACCAGGTGCCCATTTTCATGACCAACGCCGCCAGCCATCAGCAGCTTTTCTTGTGGGCCTGGGGAGAAGGAGAGAATTGGGTAAGGGAGAAAAACCCTATAGCAATTCACACCATAAACCAGAAGTATCCGCGCCGGTTTCACAAGTTTAACCTGTGGGTTGGTCAGCAGTTACGCAAGGTGGAAGGATCGTGCGTATCGGTTATAGGATTGAGAGCTGAAGAAAGTCCTGATCGTAGATTTGTTTTATTTGGTGAGGATAGTGACTTTTTTTGGTTAAGGAGAAAAAATGAACCTCATCGAGCCTATCCAATTATTGACTGGCAGTATAGAGATGTATGGAAGTACTTAATTGAAGGGAATTACAGATATAACAAGATCTACGACAAAATGTATATGCTCGGACATGACATCCGGACGATGAGGGTGTCAAACTTGGTTCATGAAAAGGCATTTCGATGCCTTGCAGACCTACAAGAGCTAGAGCCGGATACATATGATAAGCTGGAAGCAAGGCTTCAAGGAGTACATACAGCGGCTATATATGCTAAGGAGGATTTGATGTATTCAATAAAGACATTGCCTGACCGTTTTAAAACCTGGAAGGAATACAAGGATTTTCTGCTGGAAAGTATTCATCCTGATCTTGCTAAACTTTTTCGTTATCAGTGGAGCAGATTCGGAGATACAGATGACGTTGGGGCTTGTAAGTACATGGTTAAGAGGATCCTCTTGTGTGATTGGGAAGGAAATATTACATGGTCCAGGGATTTTGAGTTTAACTATACTAAGGAGCAATTATTACAGAAGAATGTCCTCAAGAGAGAGGATGAAATTATTAAAAAATGGATGGCAACACTTTGAACAGTGAAATACTTGAAGCCAGGAAAATAATAGGCTCCTGGCTTAAGCAAATGAGGGAGGATAAGGGGCTCACACAGGAGCAGGTAGCCGATAAGCTGGGAGTCGGCAAACAGACCGTCAGTAAGATTGAGGCCGGTCGCTGGTCCTTCTCGATTGACTATATCAACCGGTTTGCCCAGGCTCTGGATTTTTACGTTTTCTTTATCCCAAAGGACTCTAAGGATCCGCTCGCTGAGACCATGCGGAATAGGTGGGGGGAGATGCAGGATAATTGATTTTACTTGATACCAGATCAGGACAACACTGTCCTTAATGTGTCCATTGCTTTGGCCTCAATTTCCTTCACCCGATTGTGATGGTCCGAATTATATCCAACTGATGAATCAACTTCCATAGAAATGCAGCTTAAATCTTCGACCATTTGAAGCAATTCAGGAATTGTGTAAATGCCAACCTTTTGACTGTCAATTTGCTTTATAGCATTAACCAGATCAATGGTCTCATTCAAGCAGGATTTTAAAATCCGATCTGGCCTACCTGTGATGTCCTGAATATCAAGATCATCCCATTTAATGCGGATTTCTTCCTGAAGCGATTTTACTGATTCTATACTCATTTTGAAATTATTTTCAATACACTGACTGCATTTTCCTCAGCCCTGGACCGGTCGTAAATATCGGTAATTCTGGCCTGAGTGTGGCCAGTCATAAGTGCAATTTGTTTGGCCGTGAGGCCCATTTTGGACATATTTGTCACAAATGTCCTTCTGGCTGTGTGCGAGCTGATGGCCTCATATTTCGGCATGGCGACCGGTCGCTTCCGGTCACCTTCCAATTTGGTGAGCTGGATCTGCTGGTCGATTCCGGCGGCCTTGCAAACCTCCTTTACCATGTCATTGTATTTCTGACCGGATGGACGCCTGGGGAGATTGCCGGCATACTTATCCAGAATGGCTTTTGTCTGTGGGAAAATCGGGATAACTGACTTTGATCCGGTCTTTTGGGAGAAGAAAACCAGGCACTGAACCCCGGAGATCTCCTGAACAAATGACGGGTCGAACTTTACCACATCGGAATACCTCAAGCCTGTATAACAGGCAAATATGAATATGTCCCGGACGGCTTCCAGGGACTTGGACGGCATTTCGGAGGTTGCAATTCTGGCCAATTCTGCCTGGTCCAGATAGATGGAGTCTGTGCGTTTTCCCTGTACGGCGATCTTTTTTTTCAGGGTGACCCCGATGTGGTCCGCGAACCGTGAGATCGTCCCGGTGATTTTCAGGATATAATTAGGGCTGTACTTCTGTTTCAGCATGTAGGAGCTTACATCATCCAGGACCTTATCCGATAGGTGCTGAAGATCAGGATGTATCTCCTTGAGAATACTGAAGGCAGTATTGTACTGTTTAAGAGATTCAGGCGAAATGCGATCTTTCTTTGTTTTGATAAAATTTTCAAACAGCTCCCAGATAGACTCTGACCTCTTTATTATGGTGTCATCCCGGAATAGCTCAGATTCAAACTCCTGGGAGCTGGGACGGTACCGCCGGATCTGGAAATCAAGGACCAGGTTGTTGGCTTTGGCCTGCAGATCCTCAAGGAGCTGGTTGATCCTTGCGTATTCAACCCTCCCTGCTTTCATTCTCTGCCTCCTCTGGTCCCATGCGGCCGGTATCACAGAGATCCCGATTGACTTACGGATACGCCAGCCAAAGGCATGCACCAGGACCATGATATTGGACTGCTTCGATTTAGGCTTTGCGAGATAGAAGTTGGTCATTCAGTTGGCTAAACGGGTCACAAAATACGACACATTGTTGCAATATTTAAACCATTGAGGGCTGAAAATCAAATATATTTCTGTATGTTATTGAGAATCAAAGCGCATCATTTATCCAGACGGAATCACTTAAAATACCTCGTATCTAATTGATAGCCAAACAGATACGGGGTTTTTTATTTTACCCAATGGCGAAAGAGTTGGCTGTTCTAAATTACCTCCACCTTCAATTCCTGTCCGGTGATGGCATCCCAAGCCCTTACTGTGTTACGGTTCTGGCACTGCCAGGACTCCAGATATCCGGGGTCACCGGTGGCTTCAGACAGTTTTTGGACCTGTTCATCCGTGGGCTTAAGGTAACCGAGCCCCCAGTATCTGACATCGGAAACCTTTGCTCCGGAAAGTCGGGCCGCTTCTTCATGGGTGATATCGCCACAAAACACCTTGCTACCAAAATACTGGTCGAATGACAGGCGCCATTTGTCCCAGTATTCCTTTGGGAACTCTTTTTTTTCCATAGGGTATG